TTTGATCGCAAAAAAATTAAAAAAATAGGAATATGTTTAAATGGCTACATCAGGAACTACAGCATTCGATTTATCAATTGATGATATCGTAGAAGAAGCGTACGAGAGATGTGGCCTTTCAACAAATTCTGGTTATGATCTAAAAAAAGCAAGACGTGGTTTAAATGTTTTGTTTTCAGAGTGGGGCAATAGAGGTGTTCATCTTTGGAAAGTAGAAAAACAAGTACAAGCTTTAACTGCTGGTACAGCGACTTATACTACACCAACTTCAACTAACGATGTGTTAGAAGCATATGTTTCAACAGCTTCTGCGCCTGGTACAAATGTAACCGATGTTACTTTATCAAAAATAGATAGATCTACATATGCAGCTTTACCTAATAAAGGTGCAACAGGTCAACCCTCACAATATTACGTGGATAGACAAACAACACCTACTATAACTTTATATTTAACACCTGATGCATCTACTTATACTCATCTTTGTTATTATACTTTAAATAGAATTGAAGATGCAGGGGCATACACTAATAATCCAGACATACCATTTAGATTTTTACCTTGTATGATTTCAGGGTTAGCTTTTTATCTATCTCAAAAGTATTCACCTGAGAGAACACAATCTTTAAAATTGTACTATGAGGATGAATTAAAAAGAGCTCTTGATGAAGATGGTCAAAGAACTTCTGTATTTATATCACCAGCTAACTATTATCCAACGAGGAACTAATGGGAAGATTTGCAAAAGGTAAAAATTCACAAGCTATATCAGATCGTTCAGGTCAAGCGTTCCCATATTCTGAAATGGTAAAAGAATGGAATGGATCTATTGTACATATTTCTGAATTTGAAGCTAAACATCCACAGCTTACACCAAAAGTTTATGGAGCAGATCCACAAGCTTTATTGGATGCAAGGCCACAAAAACCAGATCTTACAAAAAGTTTTACTTTATACATAAATAACAATCCAGATAATCTACCACAATTTAACAGCTTTAGTATGTTACCTTCCTCAAGTGATAATATTATTGGAACTTCGTTAACAAGTTTTTCTGCAGAAACTGCAATAGGAAACGTAACAGTGAGTATTACATAATGACTATTAGTTATTCAGATTTTCAAACTCAAGTAAGATCTTATACAGAAGTAGATAGTAATGTTTTAAGTGATACTCTCATTGATCAATTTATAAGAAATACAGAATTAGATGTTGCTGGAAAAGTAGATTATGATGATATTAGAAAATATGCTACATCTTCATTCACTGCTGGTAAAAGATTCATAGTAACACCGGCTGATTTTTTAATTATTCGTTCTCTACAAGTTTTTGCCGATACGACTTTAACCTCAGCAAGAACTTTTATGGAAAAACGAGACACAAGTTTTATCACAGAATTCAATGGTTCAGGAGCTACAGGACAGCCAAAATATTACGCAAATTGGGACGATAATACAATTGTGGTAGCTCCAACTCCTAATATAAATTATGCTACACAGCTTAATTATATCATTGACCCGCCTCATTTTACATCAACAAATACGACATATCTTTCTACCTATCAAGAATCCATGCTTCTTCATGGAGTGTTAGCAGAGGCTTTTTCTTTTCTAAAAGGTCCAATGGATATGTACAATCTGTATAAAAACATGTATAATGAGGAAATAAACTCTTTTGTTCTTCAACAAACAGGTCGAAGAAGAAGAGCTGAATATGATGATGGTGTTCCGAGAATAAAAATAGCGTCACCATCACCTTAATATAGGAGCAAAAATTATGGCAATAACAACTAATGCAATAGCTAATTCTTTTAAAAAAGAATTGTTAGAAGCTAAACACAACTTTACACAAACATCTGGAGATCAATTTAAAATTGCACTCTACACAAACTCTGCAACTTTAGGTAAATCTACAACTTCATTCACCACAGATCATCAAGTGAGTAATACTGGTCAATACACGAGTGGTGGTGGAAAATTAGCAAAAGGATCACAACAAACTTCAGTAGCATCAAGTGTTGCTATTGTTGACTTTGCTGACAGATCTTTTACAGGAGTTACTTTAACTGCTAGAGGTGCATTAATTTATAACACATCGAATTCTAATACAGCAGTTGCAGTTTTAGATTTTGGAGGGGACAAAACAGCTACAGCTGGAACGTTTACAATTCAGTTTCCTGCATTCACTACAAGTGCTGCTATACTTAGAATAAGTTAGGAGATTAAATGGCGTTAGTAATTAACGATAGGGTAAAGGAAACTTCTACCACTACTGGAACAGGTGCTTTTAATCTTGATGGAGCATCTCAAGATTTTGAAAGTTTTGCTTCAGGAGTAGGTGCATCTAACACAACCTTTTATTCTATTGTTAATACTGGCACAGGAGAGTTTGAGGTAGGGACAGGCACAGTAAATAAATCCGTGACTTTCACAGTAACTGTTGTTAATCCAGGTAGTGGTAACAAATATTATATAGATGGATCTTTACAGTCTACAATTGCTTTAGCAGAAACTGTAACTTATGTTTTTAATTTAAACGATGCTTCTAATGCATCACACCCAATGAAATTTTCTACTACTGCAGATGGAACACATGGTGGTGGAAGTTCTTATAATACAGGAGTTGTATATAAAATAAATGGATCTGCTGTTACAGAATCGGCATATGTATCTGGTTTTGCTGGTGCAACGACAAGAGCTCTTGAAATTACAGTAGCTAGTTCTGCACCTACACTTTATACATATTGTCATTATCATTCTGGCATGGGTTTCGCTTTAACAACAGCTTCAGTCGGAAATGTTTCGAGAGACTCTGTTCTTTCATCGTCGAATAGTGATAATCTAGTTAATTTTGCTGCTGGAACTAAAGATATTTTTTGTACCATACCAGCGAAGAAAACGCCCTCTCCAGGGATGGATGCACAAGATTTTGTAATGAATCAAGCTTCAACTCTTTCACAGGATCAAACTTTAGAATCTGGTGTTTTAGCAGGTCCAGTAACAATAACTGGAACACAAACAGTAACGGGGACATTGGTAATAGTTTAATGAGTAAGATAGAAGTAAATACAATTGAACCACAATGCGGGACTACCTTAACACTAGGTGCTTCTGGTGATACAGTAACTTTAGCAAGTGGTGCTAGTCAATCTGGTTTTGGTAGATCGGGAGCAGTAGACTGGCAAACAGGTTCAATTAAAACTACTACATTTACTGCAACGAGTGGTGAAGGTTATTTTGTCGACACATCAAGTGGAGCAGTAACTGCAAATTTACCTGCAGGAACTGCTGGAGCGATTGTTGCATTTTCAGATTACACAAGAACTTTTGGAAATAATAATTTAACAATTTCACCAAATGGCTCGAATAAAATTGGTGGAGTTTCTGGAGATGCTAAATTAAAAACAAATGGTCAATCAGCAACTTTTGTATACGTAGATGGAACAGAAGGTTGGATTAACGTTCAAGAGACTCAAACATCTCAAACAGGTTTAACAGGTTTTATTATGGCAACAGGTGGTACAATAAGTTGTACAGGTAATTGTAGAGTGCATACCTTTACAGGTCCAGGTACTTTTTGTGTAGCTAACCTAGCTTGCGTTGCAGCAAATAATAGAGTTTCTTATTTAGTAGTAGCTGGTGGCGGTGGTGGAGGTAATGGAGACAACGCAGGTGGTGGTGGAGCTGGTGGATTTAGAGAAAGTCAAAATCCAGTTAGCCCTTACACAACAAGTCCTTTAGTATGTGCTGGAGCCATAACAGTTACAGCTACAGCTTTTCCTATTACAGTTGGAGGTGGTGGAGCAGGAGGTACTGCTCCTGGTTCTAATGGCGCAAGAGGTGCTAGTGGTTCAAATTCAATTTTTTCTACAATAACATCTGCAGGTGGTGGTGGCGGTGGTGGTGCTAGACCCGCAACACCTGATAATGGAATATCTGGTGGATCTGGTGGTGGTGCTGGTCATCAAAGCACTGGTGGAGCAGGTGGTGGTAATTCACCTCCAGTAAGTCCTCCACAAGGAAATAATGGTGGTAATGGAGCAGGTAGTAGTTCTCCCCCAGCGTATGGTGGCGGTGGTGGTGGCGGAGCAACCGCTGTCGGAGCTGCTGGAACTCCATCATCAGCAGGAGCGGGTGGAGCTGGAGCATCAACAGAAATTTCAGGATCATCTGTAGCAAGAGGCGGTGGTGGTGGCGGCGGTGGAGAATCTGTGCCTCAAGGAGGAGCTGGAGGAACAGGCGGTGGTGGAGCCGGTAATTCAAAACCAGATTCTAGTGGTGGTGATGGGACTGCAAATACTGGCGGTGGTGGAGGTAGCACCGGAAGTGGTTCTCCATTCACTGGTGGTTCTGGTGGTTCTGGTGTAGTAATAATAAGATATAAAGTTGCATAATTATGACAAGTACAATTAAAGTAAACAATGTTCAAAACCAATGTGGTCAAAACATTATTAACGAGAATAGTAATACAATTACTATTGGCGCTAGTGGTGATACAGTTGCATTAGCATCAGGCGCATCACAAACAGGTTTTGGTAGATCAGGTTCAGTAAACTATCAAACAAGTATTAAAACAACAAATTTCACAGCAGTTTCTGGTGAAGGTTATTTTGTGGATACATCATCAGGAGCTATAACTGTAACGCTTCCTTCATCTCCAAGCGCAGGCTCTATTGTAGCTATAGTGGATTATGCAGGAACATCAGGCAATAACAAAATCACAATAGGAAGAAATGGATCTAATGTTGAAGGATCTGCTGTTGATGGTGAAATATCAACAAATAGAGAAGCTAAAACATTAGTTTATGCAGATGCAACACAAGGATGGGTTTCGGTTGCGGATAATACAACAGAAACTCAAGCTGCTGCATATATAGCAGCAACAGGTGGTACTGTTTCAACAGTTTGTACAGATTTTAAAGTTCATACATTTACAGGACCAGGTACATTTTGTGTAAGTAATGTAGGTAATTCAGCAGGGTCAAATAAAGTTTCTTATGTAATTGTGGCTGGTGGTGGAGGAGGCGGTTATGAAGGTGGTGGTGGTGCAGGAGGGTTTAGAGAATCTAGAGCACCCACTTGTAGTTATTCATCCTCACCCATAGCAATAACTGGTTCTTGTGGTGGAGTAACTGTTTCATCGGGACCTAACGCAATAGTCGTAGGGGGTGGAGCATCAGGGATAACAAGCAGTGCACCAGCTTTGGCTAAAGGTAATGTATCATCGGCTTTGGGACTTACAGCAGCTGGTGGAGGTGGTGGAAAAAATTCAGGCACTCCAGTAACAAATGCGTGTGGAGGATCAGGAGGAGGAGGTGCATCATCGGGACCCCTTAATGCAGGAGCAGCAGGAAATATTCCTTCAGTTAGTCCAGCACAAGGTTTTCCAGGTGGTAATTATCTACCAGCAGGTAATCCTGGCGCTTCAGTAAACACAGCGGGTGGTGGAGGTGGAGCAACTGCTAGAGGTTTTGGTTTAGCTTGTACTGATAGTGGTAATGGTGGAGCTGGAGCATCTACAAGTATTACAGGAAGTTCAGTCGCAAGAGCTGGTGGCGGTGGTGGTGGAGTTAATCCACCAAGTCCTGCAAAACCAGGAGGAACTGGTGGTGGTGGTGAGGGAAGATCAGGAGCTGGAGAATCTGCTAGTGCTAACACAGGTGGTGGTGGAGGTGGTTCTTGGAATAATACAGGTGGAAATGGGGGTAGTGGTATAGTAGTAATAAGGTATAAATTTCAAAATTAATTATGAGTGAAATAAAAGTAAATAAAATTAGTCCAAGAAC